TCATAGTAAATCTCATCGCCGAATAAACGGCAGTTAAAATCGCTATTAGGCATAAAATAACCGCCGTCCATTCGGTGATAGCCATTCTACTTCTTGACTCCGAATGCGGAATCTTTAGGATTTAGGTAACGCATTACCATCGGGATAATCGCGGCAAGCCCAGAATAAAGCAGAGCTTCGGCGTCGAATCCCACGATCACATAAGTAGCCAGCGCGGCGGCTGTAAAGGAACGAGCCCACGAAGCTAGAAGCGGTAAGCATTTTTTCATTTTTTTATTACCTTTCGTTTTGGTTTTGGAGCTGTTACTTCGACGAGTGGAATCTCGCCGACATAAGCTACGAAGCGCACGCGCCCGAAGCCCACGATTGGAGAGCCGTCTCCCAGTTTTCGCTCTTTAACTAATACCATTCCGCCATTACGTTGATCCTTATTGTCGCCGCCCGTATTGCCTTCGATAGTTGTAACCGAATTTAAGTGAACACTTGCCACAATTCCTACGTGGGAAATCCGATCAACGCCATCGTGAGGAAAATCCATAAACGCTATGTCGCCGACCTCTGGCTTTTCTGTGTGAAAGCGCCCGACTTCTTTTAATCTATGCGCTCCGATAGCAGTTGCCACCATTGACGGTAATTTAATTCCAGCTTGACTAAAGCACCAGTTAACGAATGATCCGCACCACGGCAAGCCATCGGCTTTCATAAATTCGCCGTACTTTGTAAGATTCTCTGGCTTTTCAATATAGCCCACTTCAGCCGCCGCGACTTGAATAAGTCGGGCGACTGTTCCTAGTGGGATTAAGTTATCCAAGAATCGAAGCGACTTCTTCTTCAGTTAATCCTAGCGCGGCAAGTTTCGCCTGTGCTGAGGCTTTAACTGCGGCTTTGTCGGCTTCGGCTTTTGCCTTGACCTTTTCTCTAGCGATTCGTTTTGCCGTGTCGGTTTCATATTGCGCTAATTCTTTTTCGTTCATTTCGCGCTCTATAACTTCATCGGTCAAAGCGTCTGCGATTGTAATTTTAAGTGTCATTTTATTATCCTTAACTGTTTTGATAACCATAAACGCGGACTGTTCCAGTTATTGTGCCTGTTCCTGGAATTAAAGTAAAGCCATCGTAAGAAGTGGAGTTGGTATTTGTATTCTCACAGATTAACAAATAATAAGAACCGCCATAATAACCGTTCAAAATAGAAGTTCCTTGCGTTGCCGTAGCAGCGAATGGGTCAAATATCTCGAAACTTCCTGTATGAAGTCCAGTCGGGCTAGTAGTTGAAATTAACCCCATTGTCCAGTCGTCTGTTCCTGTTGGGTTTAAGTCAGTAGAAACGCCAGCCGAATAACTTAATTGGCGCATTGTTGTGTAATTTGTTGTCGCGTCTGTTCCAGAGGCTCTAAGTCTTACGAGCATTTCAGTATTAGTACCAGATACGGCAGATAATTTGAGAATGATTCTGTAATTAGCATAAGTGGCGCTAAAACAACTATTTACCGAATGACCCGATGAAGTTGTAAATGAAGTGCTGCTAATTAAAGTTAATCCGCTTGCGCTTGCGGCTGGAGCCGCCCACTTTAATCCCGTTGCTTCGGCGCTATCGGCAGTTAAAAGATAAGTATTAGCACCCACCGCTAAACGGCTAAAAGCGTCGGCACCAGTTCCAGCGATTAAATCACCTTTAGCGTCTATCGCTGTCGCCATTGAGTTAGTTACGGTTACAGTTCCAGAAGTTCCACCGCCTGAAATACCAGTTCCAGCAGTCACTCCAGTTATGTCGCCTTGATCATTATTGATCCAAGTAAAATCCATATCCGCGCTAGTTGTCTTTGATAATACTTGTCCAGTCGTTCCGCCCAATAAATCAGCCATTGACGTTGCGACGGCTTGACCAAAAACTTCAAAGTCCGCGGGTAAATCCGTGACTAAATCTGTACTTTGTGGCATTTGCCACGAAAATGGGGTGGTTGGATTACTCATATTTTCTCCTTACGCGACCAGAGTCGCATTTTCCCAGTCCAGCGTAGGACTGATTGTTTGCCATTGTTCGGTAATTGGTACATTTTCCCATCTCATCGCTTGGAGACTGTAAGCCAACGGCGATAATATCGGAGTAATCGAGCATTGATTATACGCCGCGCTTACTGTCCAGCCTTCAACGAAACCCAAAAAATTTCCAGACGTCATATTGGACGGTAAATCGGCTAATGAGACGGGTTGACCCATAAAAGTGTTAATAAGTGAATCTCTGTCGCCGTCGTCTATTTCGGGATTGGTAAGTTCGAAAGTAATAAAATTAAACATAAACTGCGGGTAAGCCCGAAGTGATAAATAGAATGCGGCTTGATCCGTGGCGTCGGCGGAATGCTTTATGGTGGTTGAAATTATCTGAGATAATCGCCCGTAAGTGCTAATAGAAGCGGCGTCCTCGTCGCTGACTTCCGATGATGAATTGGCGTCATATTTAAGAGTAATCGAATTTCGAACATCTCCCGCTCTGGCTTGAATTTGAATCCCAGAAGCCAACGCGTCATTAGCGGATAAATCAACATAACCATTTGCTGAAAGATAAGTCGTCCGATGAGTCGAATCGGCGTAACTAATTGCGCCCGTTGGACTCTCGTAAATATACCCAAGCCCCGAAGTGGCAAGCGCTGAGACGAGAGAATAAATATCTGTTCGATCGGAAGTCCGAGCCGCTAGTTCATAATTCCCGGGGCGGTCGATTTCACCTAGTCCAACATTCTCGGCATTTGCCCAAGTAATAGTCGGATCATAAGTACTCCATTGATAAGCCGCTGGCACTTCGCTCCAGTTATTGAGCAGTAAATCTTTTAACACTTCGTAAATCTGATCTCCGTCGAAATCCTGCGACAAGACGCCATCGGTTAAGGCTTTGGGAAGCCGTGAGAGCGCTCCTAGAGCCGTGATATTGACCGTCTGGACTAATCCTAATTCGCTAGCCGTTGAAACCGCTATGCCTAAGTCTGTGACCGTTCCGCCGAATAGTGGCACGAATGCCGCTGTTGAATCTTGAAGCGAGACCGTAACCGAGTCGTTTATATTTATCGCGACTGCTGATTGATTGAAGATTAAAAGCTGTAAATTACAATAGCCCGCTTGCGCTTGTTCATAGATATTTGTCCGCCCAGTCGTAATCTTTAGATTAGCCAATATCGAATCGGCATAAGAGACGCCGTTTATATTGATTTCCCAGATTGGATTCCATACGCTCATGGCATTACTAGCGCTCCAGCGCCCAGCGTTCCTCGGTAAAACGAGTTATTAAGCGCGTTAATAATTGTTCGAGCTGTGCCTTCTGGATCAATAGCGCCAGAGACGTTTAAGTTAATCACGGTATTACTGCCACCGCCGAGACGGTTATTTGGGATAATTGTTCCGCTAGTTTGTGGAACGAATAGTTCCGCGCCTCTCTCGCCAACGACGTATGGAGTACCGCCCGCAACCATTCCGCCAGCCGCTTTTCCGCCGCCGAAGAGACCGCCGATTGCTCCGCTAATTCCGGAGACGATTGGATTATTTTTAATTAGATTAACTAACTTTGTAATTCCACTAACTGCGTCGGTTATGAATCCAACGAGATTACCAAAGCCGCTAACTAAACCGCTAATAATTGAACCAATGGCGGAGAGTGCTATCTTAAAAGCACCGCCGAAGATAGGCGCGGCAACGTCTCGAATGAAATTGGCGACCTTCTTGACTAGATCGTAGAATGGTTGGAGTTCATCTTGATTATTTACTAGCGCGTCTCTAATTTTATTGAACGCACCATAGACGCTAGTAATCACGGGAACGAGTACAGTCTTAAAAATAGGAATTAAATAATCGTTAATGAAAGCCCAGATTCCTCTTAGCGCTGGAAGTAAAGTATTTTTTACATAATCGCCAAGCCCGACGATAACTGGCTGTAAACCTTCTCCGACTTTATCAGAAAATTCGCCTATCGCGGGAATGACATTATCTACTAAATTACTAATTAGCGGAGTTATTGCGTCTAATACAAATGCTCCAACCGTTTCTTTGCCTTCACTAAAAGCAACGTTTAAGCGTTGCATTTTGCCTTCAAAAGTATCTGCCGCGTTTGCGGCTTGACCTTCAAAAGTAGCCGAAAGAGCCGCGGTTACTTCTTGAAATGTCATTGATTTTAATTCGGTAGAAGATAAGCCAATGCCAATTTTTGCTAAACCAGCGGCGTTTCCGTCGTAGGCTTTTGCAAGAGCATTTGAAACCGCTTCTAAATTTGTTCCAGTTCCCGCCGATATATCCAAAGCGAGCGACTGTAAACGTTGCGCTTCTGCAACATTATTAGTCGACCGAACTAGGCGATCTAAACTCGGACGAAGTACATCATCGGTGACGCCTGTCGCGATTGCGGTTTTTGTTATGTAGGCTTCCGTGGCGGCTACTACCGAATCCGAAGCGCCAGCGACATTCTTTAGAGTTGTTGCGAGTTTGGCTTGGGCGGCTTCATCTTCTATCGCTGATTTAACGCCATCGATTAAAAGTTTTCCCGCATATACCGCGGCGGCGGCTCCAGCGGCGGCAAACGCCAAGCCAGCCTTAGCCGAGAAATCGCCTAGTTTACTTCCAAAGCCTTCGACTTCATTTGATCCAACGTTAAGATTCTTTTTAAGATTATCTATGTCAGCGAGAATCGATAATTTAAGCGATCTACTGTCTGCCATATTATGTCCACTTCTTTATTATTTGATCAAAAGCCTTCGTCCATTCGCTTACGATATAAGGTTGAATTCTGCGAAGTGTTGGATAAATAAACCAACCTTTTGAGCCGCGACCTTCGCTTCCCGACCAGACTGGAAACTGTTTGAACTTATTTGAACCAAATTCAGAACCACCCCATAATTCGCGAGTAGTACCACCGCCCGAGAATTTCTGAGCCACGAAGCCGTAAGATAATTCGCCAACTTTTGAGGACTTACTTACTTTTGAACCGTCCGCAATTCGAGAGGCTACTTTAGAAGATTGAAGTGATGATGCCGACTGGGAAATATTCTTTTGAGCATATTCGGCAAGCGCTCCTGATTTTTCTTTTGCTTCTTTGATGCCTTCTTCTTCCATCGCCTTGAATGCGGTAATGACGCCGCGAAGTTCGCTCTTATCAAAAGCGATTCCTTCACTTGCCATTTCGCTTCTCCAATATCTCGATTGCTGTCAATATAGATTCGCCGTCTTTCCAGTACTCCATTGGAATTCCCGTCGCTATTGCTAGTTCAACGAGAATCCGATTCATACTTCCGACGGCGTAACTTTTGGGACTGACGGAGCGGCTTCTACGTCTGCCACAGTTTCGCACCATATATCGTAAGGCTTAACTGGCTTCCCAG